TCCCCAGTGGGGGCAGTTGAGACGGTTTCATCTATTGGCTCCTTTGCGTATTCTTCTGCTAACTCTGTCGGTAGACCTTCTTTCTGAATAGTCCTTATACGTTCTAGTTTTTTATTTATATTACGTAACTGTGTAGGGCTTATATCTTTTTCTTTTTTTCTTTGTTCTAGTTTTTCAACATCTGCTACTAAAGCATCTGTTACTTCTTTATCGTTAATAGATTTACCTACAAGTCTTTTTGTCTTCGGAAGTAAGCCTATAGTATCATCTGTAGTTAACTGCCGTGCAGTTGGTACGGCTCCTTCTGGTACTTCCTGTTCTTGGTCTGGTGTTACTACTGGTCCTGTTACTACTCCGGGTGCTGGGTCTAATGTAGGATCAGTAACAGTATCAACAGGACCGGCAGGAGGACTAACAGGACCGGTAGGAGGTGGCTGTGTACCAAGATCTTCGGCAGAAAAGAGTTCTTGTTGGCCCTCTGGTCTGGTTCGTTTATCTAGAGTTTCTTGGGCAACAACAGCATCTATAGATGGGTTAGCGGGATCTCTTTCTCTATCTTGCTGTACAATCTGGCGCAGTGTCTGGTCATCTAAACGATTTATTTGTGTTCTACGAGCTGCTAAACCGAAAGCAGATTGTGCCCTAGGTTGACCGGGTGTTTCGAGAGTTTCCTGTATTACTCTTTCGCTAGGTTCTACAGTAGGAAATAAATCTGGTTGTCTTCCTTCTTGTGTTATTGTAGCGGCTGTTGCTGCGCCGGGGAGTATCTCTTCACGTGTGGCACCTTCTGGGGCTTCCGGACGTCGATCAGTTCTTTCTACAGTCTCATCTGCAGGAAATAAATCAGGTTGCTCTGCAGCTTGTGTTCGTCTGTATTGGTCTACATTACTATAAAATATACGGGCTGCTTCAGCTTGGACAACTTCCGCTCCGTCTAAACCCTGCTTGTTTGATTCTCTTTCTAATTTATTTAATTCATCTCTACGAGTTTCAAGTTCCCGCATAGTTCTTTGGTTAGCATATTCCTCTTCTTCAGGTGTTACTTGTCTACGAGCTTCTTCTGCACGTCCTGCAGCTAATTGTTCAGCGGCACCAATTGTTGGGCCTATTCCACCTGCATAAGGTGTTGGTCCGGGGGGTGTACCGAGATCTTCATCGAAAGGTAATTCTAATTGATCGTCCATAGGTGTATCATCTGTAGTACGACCACCTATCATCTCTCCAGTAGATTTTACGGCACCACCTACAAGTGCTGCTGCAGCGGCAACTTCCACATAGGTATCCATAGCTTCGGGACTAAATAGTTCTTGCCCCGCTTGCATTCTTTGAAGAACTTCCTGCCCAACTTCAGTTGGTACTTCTGTTAGTACACCTTTTCCAGCACCTACTACACCTCTGGTAAGTATGCCACCACCTTTAACAGCTTTACCTGTAAACCCACTAATCAGAAACCTATCTGCAAAAGAGTCTAAAAGTGATTGCGGTATAGCTGTTAAAGCTGCGGCTCCTTCAGATATTTCATATCTGAGTCCTTGGTCTATAGCCTCTTTTTGCGCTTCCCGGTTTGATCCATAGAAAAATGGTAAATTAACGCCTACACCACCTATAACTGCGCCAATCGCTGTACCGGGACCGGGTAGGATTGCAGACCCTATAGCAGCACCCGCTGCGCTACCAGCTAGTGTAGTACCTAATTGCGGTACCTGTTCACCTAATGTTGCAGAAGCCCAATCTGCAAAACTACCTATACCTTCAATGTCCTTGAGACTTCTTGCAGAGCTAGCTTTCTCTGCTATATCACGTTCGTTACGCTCTATTACTTTTGCACCATATTCTTGTAATGCAGCTATACCTCCAGTTCTACCAATACCTTCTGCGGCAGATCCCCACATTTGCTGGACAAGATCTATACCTCTTCCAACGCCTTTACCAAACAACCATTCGTTTTCAGGGGATAGTTCTAATTCAGAAGAAACATCAGCAGCATCACTACGTAACCATTCATCGTACTCTTCCCGACGTTGTGCTATACGATCTCGCGCAGCTTGTGCCCGTACTGATCCAACTATCTGTGCACGTGTAGCACCTTCCGGGGCTTCTACCTCGTATGTAATGCCGGTAGTATCTGTAACTCTAAACTTTGGCATAATATTTTACGTCTGTCCTGCAATACCGGTAACTTGAACACCGCCGGTAGGGGATATCTTTTCCATCAATATATTATAGTTCTGATATCCCTGCCGCTGTATCTCTTCTAATTCAGAGACAAGATTATCTGCCATAGTATCCCATATGATCCGCTGCTTCTTTAAGTATGCTTCTGCTTTATTTGTACCCTCATCTTTATCGGCTATATTCAACTGCATATAGGTCGGATCATTTTGTATTACTTTTGCGAAATCTGCACTAACTTTAGCTTTTATCAAACCGATATTCTTTGCTGCCTCGGTTATACCCATTTGTACGGTTCTAAGGTTATCTGAGTCTACAGCATCTCGTCTAATCTCATTAGTCTGTATCGTTAACTCTCCGTTAAGGTTATTTATAGCCGCTTTTAATTCTGCACTCGCATTTTCAGTAGCTACAGTTATCGTATCTCTACGGTTTGCAGCATGTTCAGACATTTTATCTGATTCTTGTCTTAGTACTAATTTGGCTTCCTCAGTAAGGTCGTCACCTTGTTGCCTTAATATCTCTGCCATCTGAGTTGCGGCAGTACGTTTTTCTGCAGATGATAACTCTTCGGCTTTCATACCAGCCTGAACAGCGGTATCTCCTGCCATTCGGAGTTGTTCAAGTCCATACCTCTCAAGTTCCTGCGTACCCATTAGTTGCCGTTCATCACGTAATAAGTCTTGATAACGCTTATCTGCAGCGGCACGGCCTATATTAGCTAAGGCACCTCGTCCACCGGCACGAGCAAGAAGATCGTAAAGACCGGACCCTACCCTTGCTCTATCTCCTGCTGCAATCATATCCTTACGTTCTTGAAGCATTCTAGTATTAGCGTCAGCTATACCGGCTTTACCGGTTTGCTCATCCGCCCAAGCTGCTGCTGTAGCTCTAGCGTCTTCTTCGTTATTTAATACTCCAGCTTGCTGTGCTAAAAGTTGTTCTCTATTAGCTGCTAGTTTTTTTCCTTCGTCTGTTTGTGAAGGCAGTGTTAAATCGGTCCAGTTGTATTGCCCCGGAATACCTGTTGTATCTACTTGTCCTGTGCCTTTAGGTATCATATTTGCAGTAAGTGGATCTCGCTCTATATTTTCTACTGCTTCAAATGTTGATTGCCCATCTTCAGGTGCTTCCTCTACAGCTTTAGCTTCAGGCGGGAGGATATCTACATCAGGATAAGGATCACGACCGGTTCCTGTTGTTCCCCCAAAAGGATCTACTGGTTGGGTGTTCTTATTTGGAAAACCATGCTCATCTACTTGTTGTATTCCTTCCATACGTTGAAATGGTTGTCCTTCATAGGAATATATTTCTCTTATTTTAGCTGGGTCCATATCACCTAATTCACCAGCTTCAAATGCCCTATATACTTCTATTACTTGTTGTTGTTCACCAGCAGATAATTTAGACCACTCAGGTAAGGAGTACCCTAATTTTTTTAATGCAGCAGCACTGATATTCTGATGTGGTTTACCAGTCACAAGACCAGTATTCTGGAAAGATACGATGCCGCCACCTGCTCCATAAGCTGTAGGAGAACTTGGTACCGGATTAGCAGCAATACCTGTCCCTCTAGGATTAACTGGAGCACGAGGAGGTATACCGCCAATACCAGCCATATTAGTCGGTGGGCGACGTCGTGCAGCGGCAGGTACACCAGCGGGAGGTTTATTACCCATCATTCTTTGTTGGTTCATAGCTGCTCGTTTTTGTTTCTCCTCCAGCAGCTTACCTGTCTGATTTACTATATCGTTTTTTATAAGCCCTTTAGCCTCTTCGTATTCCTGTTCAGCTACACTCTGCGGATTTGGCTCCATCTGCATAGCTATTTCTTGCTGCTTTGCTTTTCTTTCTTCGTTCAGTCTTTGCAATGCAATAAGCTCTATTAGATTGCCACTAGCTCTATATTTACCGAATAACCCTTGTGGATTCTTCCTATAGGTATCCGCTTTGTCTTGGACTTGCTGATCTATCCCGCCACTGGGAGCTGTATCGTAATTAATTGCCATTATCTTATGCCTTGCCTATGTATGCCCAATAAACGTATTACCGCTGCCGGGAGAAAAGATTGGGTTACCGTAATTACTATCGCCACCACCAAATAAACCACTTACAAGTCCACCTATACCACCTTCACCTAATATTTCTGAAGCTATACCTTGTACTCCAGAGGCACCGGATAAGATATTAGCTAATGCGCTAGGTTGTGCATAAGTGTATTGCTGCGCTGCAAGAGGTAATCCTTGTAAGAGCGACTGCATATATTGAACTTGTTTATACGGGAACGCTTGCTCTTCCTCGAACTGTTTCTTATCAGCCATTATACCTTCTGCTTCAATGGCACGTTGTGCGGCACCAAGATCTTGTTGTTTTTGTAAGCCGGCTAATCCAAAAGTATTAGCTGCCTGTTGTGCTTGCAGTCCTAGTTGCTGCTCTACATTGAATTGTTGAGCAGCTCTATCATAGGCATTCATAAGACCTGTACCCTGTATACCAGCAAGCCTATCTAGTAATCCCCGATCCAGTTCCGATTCCATTACCGCCTGACGGCCACCACCAAATGCACCGGCCTGAGTTAATCTACCCGCATTGGCTATTCTCTGTATTTCTGACTGTCTTCTGGCCTCGGCTATCTGTGGGTCTAATGCCTGTTGCACGAAGGGGTTTATTAACCTTGCTGCTTGATCTGATGTAAATTCCTGCGGAGTGAATGTCCCCATATCCTCTGTAGGAACGACCAAATTTCCAATACCCTGAAATGCGGCTGTCTGAGGCGCAGCTTCCCCTGCTGTTAGTGGGCCTGTATACGCTTCGTAAGGCTGTGTGGATATAGCCTGACCACGCCCCAACATCTCTGTTACATAAGGGCCGACCCAGTTAGAAAGGGCAGATTCAGTGCCAGTCTGTTGGCCTACTACATCATTAGGAGCACTAGATGCGGCAGTAGTAAAAGCAGTTTGTTCATTTGTGGGTGTAGGGACTGTACCACCGGGTTGAAATTTTAGTATCTTAGACATAATTCACCTATACCGGGAGAAATTCTTTGGGGTCTATTTCTTTAGCCTGTTTTGTTGTGCCTGTACGGGCTGTTCGTACTCTATCCATCATATCGTAGAGTTCATCTGCACCGGCCTCGGAGTTACCATTACCAAGATGACTGACTACATCGGCAGGAACAACAAACTCACCATCACTCAATCGAGCTTCCTGTGTGCCTTCTATAGTAGCAGGTACTTCATCTGCCATACCGCTAGTAGGGCCATCCAAATATCTACCTCGTCTTAGTTCTGCTATACCGCCTTTAGCCCTATTAACCATTCTATTTCTTGCTATACCGCCATGAGCTAGCGTAGCAGGAGGGGAAATCAGATTAGTAGGCACAGGGGTAGGAGTCACTACGGGAGCCACAGGGCGTGTCTGCCTAGCAGGGTTATTAAGATTAAGGGCAGCTAGTCCCGCTGCACTCAGAGGTGCTGGCTGAGAGCCTCTCGGTACAAATCTAGTGTCTGTAAAGTATCGTTGGCCGCTACTTCCGGGGCGACGGGTAGGATCATAGGTATTGGGGACACGCTCTCGTACCGCATCATATCTAGGTATTTCGCCTAAATAGCCCGTTTTCTGTATTTGAGGGTCGTTTAGACCAAGTGCTTCAGCCCCATAACCTATTCCCAGATTAAAGAGGGCGTCTGTAACTCTTCCTCCTTGGTCACTACCAAGCCAGTTGCCAATACTTTTTGCAGTATCACTATTTATTATACTATCGAGCCAACTCATTTATTTTCTCCTAGAATCCGCAGTATCTCGTCTGTTTTATCCTTAATAATACCCCCTTTAGCGGCAGTTTGCATGGGGATAGTAGTTGGCATATTGTTGGTTAAAGTACCAGAATATGGGTCAGTAAACATAGCTTCTTGTTGGGGCGTAGCAAATACGCTCTCTTCAAATGGATCATATACATATTTGATTTCAGCAGGGGGAGGTGTTTTTACTTGAACTGGGGTAGTCTCCATTAATTGCGTAAGGTATTGTTGTTGTTGCGTTCTTCGCTGTGCTTCCTGTTGTCCTGCTATCTGTTGAGCCATTTGTTGAGCCATTTGTTGCTGCATTGCGATCTGCTGTTGTAATTGCCCTTGTATCCCTGTAGCTGCGAACGGACTCTGAAGGGCTATCTCCGTCTGCGGAACCGTGCCCGTCATAACTTGTTCTAGCATATTTTGGTCGTTAATATCTATTACATTATCACCTGTTACATCATACGCCAACTCTTGCGATGTAAAGGGTTGTGGCGCGGTACCCGCTTCAGTGAGTACTTCCCGCTGGGCTAGCAAATCGGTAACAAAATCTACATCTGCTTGGGTGACTTCATTACCCTGTTTACCTACTATTTCAGCTATAGAATTGGCTGTGGCTATGTCTAAATACTCTGTAGCCCTACCTTCTAACTCAGCTTCAGGGTATTGACCTGCCAATCGTTCTGCATCTTTGGCTGTAATAGGGGCATCAAGCCCCATACTTGTATATACATCCCGTACTTCTTGGGGGAGAACAGCTAGGGGATCATAACGCTCAGTTACAGCCCTCCCTGTTTCTGTCTGAAAATCTGGCCCACCTTGGGATATATACTCAAGTAATTCAGCTTCAGTAGGTGTGTAGCCTTCTGTCCTAAAAAACTCTGCTACTTCTGGGCGTGTAGTCTGGCGAGGATCTACATAAGGAGCAATCTCTTCCCCTGTTTCTGTCTCAAAATCTGGACCACCTTGGCCTACGAAGGTTGCTATATCTTCAGATGAAGGCGTGTAACCCTGCTCTTCAAAATATGCAGCGATTTCATCAGTCGTTGTCTGACGAGGATCAACATAAGGAGCAATCTCACTTAATGTCTCTGTTTCTACTGTTTGGCCTACACGTTCCGTTATTTCTTCTTCAGTTGGTGTATAACCCTGTTCAGCAAATGTAGCTTTTACCTCTGCTTCATCTGTGTATCCCTCATCTATATGAGTATCTACTTGCTCTTGTAATTCGCTAGTAGGAGTTTGGCCGGTGAAGTTATAAAGTTCAGATTCGCTATACTCATACGGGGTCTGATTTTCACTAAACGCTCCAGTTGCTTCGTTGTAAGTAGTAAACGTATCCGGACTTGCGGTATTTAAAATATTTAGAGCAGTATCATAAGATGTTAAGGTATTATCGTAGTAAGGTATAAACGTATCTGTTGCATCCGGCCCCATAGCCGCATTAACATCTGCGGCAAGTCCATCCCAGTTGAAAGTATCTTTTAGAGTCTGCACTCCTTGTTCCCGCACAGCAGGATCATCGGATTGAGTTTCGTGCATCGCTATATTTACATCTACGTTCCCATTTACAATCATATTGCCTATGGGATCACCCGTATCAAATGTATAGTCTATAATCGGAGAACCATCGGGAAGAATAGGTGTATACCGCGGTGTAACAGTATCATCCATAACATTAATTGTATTATCTACCGCAGCTATCGTTCCAGCCGTTCCCATACCGGTGACCATAGCTGTTATACCGGTTACTGCTTGTAACGCATCCCAATCCTCTCCGTAAGCCCAACCCCCGGGTAAAAATATATCAGATTCGGGAACTAACGTTTGTAGTGCCTCTCTTTGCATGTTGAGAGCAAGGGACTCTTCTATCGCTTCACTAGTACCTTCAGCAATCGAAATAGCACCTATACGTGCGGTACGTTTAAGCGCCCATTTAGCAGCCCCTTCCTCTGCTATTTCCTTAGCTCCCCTTTCAGCTATTTCATCTGTTATTTGTCGGTTTATCCCTTTAGATAATATCTTTTTTACAACTATTGCCGAAGGGTTAAGGATATTCCCTAATGACATCTCAACAAACGTTGCCGATGCTGATATCCCTATAGCCATCCTTGTTGCTTCAAGTTCTGCCTGTTCTTCAGTGTACCTACCACTCTTCATAAGTTCAGGGAATATAGTATTATAGGCTTCATTTGCCGTAGAACCTGCTGTTTCTAGTGCAGAAAGACCTACTTCTGTAGTTATAGCACCTCCAAAACTCCATTTACGGGCTAGTTCTTTTGCTTGATCTATAGCGTATTTGCTCCCCTTTAAGCCGTATTTAACCCCTGAATATACAGCTTTACCTACCCCGAGAGATGCGACTATATTTGGTAACTCCTGCAATACTTCTTTAGCTATCCACTCTCTTCTTATTACTTCACCAAAATCTCCTTTACCCTCTGACCAAGGAGTTTTGACTGCTTGCTGTAGAACCCAATACGCTGCTTGGAGTGCGCCTTCCTCTTTTGCTATCTTAAAATATGTCTCACCCCCCTTTGCTATTAGTTCTTTATACGATTCAGGTCGTATTTCGTTGGCAATATCTGCCATTACGTCCGTACCGATAGCTGTACCAGTCTCACCCGGTTTTACACGTGGATCGACAAAAAGTTTCTTATAGAAATAACTATCGTTAAAGGCTTTTATATATTCAGCATACGCATCAATTACATTTGCGGAACGCTTTCTCTCGTTATCTACCCACTCTGCATCATAGTATTCATTTAATCTATCATCACCGTATTTACCTATATTAGCTTCGTGTTCTCGCATCAGCTCTTGTTGGTGCATAGAGTAATCAATAAATCTACGCATAACCCAAGGTACGTTTTTGTATACTTCAGGGTCTACTTCTAGATCTCCTGCTACATTCATAGCTACATACGGATCGCGTTGTTTGAGTTCATACAACGTAGTAGGTACTTCTGGTGGTCCTAAAGTAGTTATTGCTACTGTAGGTGCGCCCTCCCCCCTAGGAAATTCTAAACCCCTAGACGTAATAGCCCCGTTACTCCATCCTTCTATAGGCTCGAAAGAAACGGGGTCTAAAAGTACTGCTTTATAGTAGTTTCTAGGGTCAGCTACACCGGGAGTTCTATACAATGGGAATAATTCTGCTGCCTCAGCAGAAGAGGTTAATTCAGGTATATACTCCCCTACTTTCTGAAGTGCTACAGCAGCATAACGTCTTAGTTCTGGTACCCAGACATTCCGCCTCCAATAAGTATCTTTCTCTTTAGAGAATTTAAGTTTTGAAGGGGGCTGGTAAAGTGGGTCATCTACTGCACCAGTTTCTATCTCCTCTACTGCCCGATTTATATTTTCAGCACTACGTGTCCTATAATCGGTTAACTCTTCCAACCTCAAACGGGCGTCACCGGTTGCTATATCGTTATCAGTTACACCTTCATCTCTTCCTATTGCGGGTTCTATGGCAGCTAATTCTACAAGAGGTAAATTATCTACTGTATTAACTATTTCAACTAGGCTTTGATCGGGGAAATACTCTTTGAGTAGATCTTCAAACCCAGCCGCTCCACCATACCTCGCATTAATTTCATCTAATGTTTGATCGTAAACAGATACACGATCTTCAATCCATCGAGGTTCTTCCCCTCCAGCGATGTAATTTGGATTTTCTATTATTATAGGAGTTTGTTTACCTTCTTCATTTATAAGTGTTTTAGGTATATCAGTAAGTGCTCCTGACTCTTCTGCTTCAAGTAGTCTGCGAATATCACCTCCTAATTGAACCTTAATATCTCGATCTATTCGTTGTTGCTCTAAATCTTGTGATTCTGCCAGTCTTTCAGCTTCTGCATCACGTTGTTCTTGAGATATAATAGCAGGTAGTTCTTCGAGGGGTTCATAACCCTGCCATTCTTGTATACCTTCCGAAACTATATCGTCTATACTTGCTACATCCTCTTCACCAAAACCAAATCCAGCTTGTCTAGCGTAAAAATCAGCGGGAGAACCTATTTTATTTTCTATGATATAATCTATCATACCCTCATAGGTTTCTAATTCGCTAAGTGTACGACTAAGACTACTATCATAGTTCGTGATCTGGTCTAAGAAGTCATTAGGTACAACCCTTGCAATTACATCTGCTACTTGTCCTCTAAAATCATCCTTAGATACTGCTAATCTAGTACCATGCTGTAAGTAATGTTCGTGGGGAGAATCAGAAGGAGATAAATTGTACAACTCCCTATATTCTTCTTCATTAAACTTAGATACGTTTGTAAGTGGATCAGTTGTAAATTGTTCAACAATCTGTTTAGTGAAGTCTTGTTTTATAGGAGCTACAATATCTTCCAAATATTTTTGGTCAGTCCAGAGTTTATCTTTTGCCATAGTAAATTCTGCTTGAGCCGCATTAAAGCCTCCATATTTAACTTCATAATCTGTTCGTAACTCATTTAACTCATTTCTAAGTATCTGGGATTTACCTGATACTGTATCTCCTGACTTATTATAGTAGGAAGTTATGTGCTCTGCTTTATATGCGTCTGCCTCTGCTTTGCTTCCATGCCTTACCCTATCGTTATAATCCTTTACCCTGATTTTATATTCTTCATCAGCTTTTTGTATCTCTTCTAATTTATCGTTATATTTTGTACGAGCATCGTTCACTAATTCGGATCGTAATTCTGCTTGTTGTAACTTCTCTGTGTAATCTGCGCTAGATCCATCAATAAGATCTATAATCCTATTAAGTCCGCCTCCTGTTACATCATCTATCTCAGCATGTAGATCTCCTAAAGTAGCCCCAGATATACTTGCTTGGTATACTTCATATGGATCTGCGTCTATATATGCGGATGATATTACGTCAGAAGCGACTTTGCTAATTACACTTGCTTGTTTATCGTTTAGACCCGGTATTTGCTGTAATGTATTAGCAGTAATATTTGTTGTTACAACTGCACGAGCCACTGCAGCAGCGACTTCTTCTTCGCTTATTTCACCGTAACGTATAAGGGATGTTACACTAGCTGCGGCACCATCTTTGATTACTTCTTGTACTGTATCCGGTAACTTGTCCCATCCACGAGATAATGCAGTTAACTCATTTCCTATAGACGAAGATAAGTCATTGAATCTATCAAACGCATCTGCATCTACCTTAAAGCCTAAAGCAGTATCCGCACCTTCACCGGTAGCATAATCTGTGGGGAATAAGTAATCTCCAACCTCTGATGCACCAGCGGTAGCCGCCCCAAAAACTGCGCCAGAGAAAGCGGCTTTACCTATATCTTTTAAGTCACCCCCTGCTGCTACGGCTCTTATAGCCCCTGTTGTAGCTTGACTTGCTGCTTGCGCTGCTATGTTTGCTGTTGCAGATTGGGTTGATACTTGGAAACCCATACCTGCTGCTTGACTACTTACGGAAGACCCTACAGCTTTACCAACTGCGGCACCGGCTTGCGCACCCGCATAAGAAGCAGCCATAGAGATAGCGATATCCCCTAAATCGCCACCTTTTATAGCCGTACTTGCACCTTGTATGAGAGGGATTGTCCACTGAGCGCCGGGGATAATCATTGCAGCAAAAGTAGCTAAAGTTGTAAGAGGATCATCTAACATCCCCTGTACAACACCACTCACAGTCTCAATTACAGGTTCGAGTATATCATCTACTACAAAATCGACGACATCCTCTACAGCGTTGCCAACCCACTTAACGACCTTTTTTACGGCCTTCTGGACCCATTTGATTGGATTCCAACCCACTTTACAAACCCTCCGGTATAGGTTGTGTACCCGGTTTTATAAAAGCCATATAATCATCGTCTTCATCTTGTCCTATACCCATCTTGGTATCAACATTCTCGACAAGTTCCTGCACGGCTTGGAGTGCAGGTAAATATTCTTCTTGGAATAAGGCTGTGTAATGAGTAATACCTTGAGCCTGTAGAAACATTATGTACTGCCGTATATTACTCGCAAAATTAGCGTCTATATCCATGTTAAATATATGGCCGGCCATCTTGTTATTGTTATCCCCAGTACCCCTATGAGATAGAAACATGGTGTTACCAAATTGCTTTGATTCTGCGGATTCCATATTACCTTCTGCAGCTACCATAGCTAACCTCGTAGCCATAGGTAGATCTTGATATTCCCGAAGCTGTTGTATAGCTCCTAAGATGATACCTTGCTCGTTTAATGTTTTATCGTTGCTGTCTACTAATTCCATAGTTCTAGCTTATCTCTAATAAACTGGCTGTAACATGAAGCCGGTTTGCTGTTGCTGCAGTAATTTTAAGAATCTCGGATTCCTGTACTACTAAAGGAGCAGTTAATAATTCTATTGTAGTGTTCGCGCCTACAGCTTTTGTTTTAAACAGACTAAACACAGCACTCGCTGAATTAGTCAAAGTAAGAGTTATAGTATCTGCATTACCAGAATCTTCAGATACAAGGATAGATTTAACTATAGTCGTTGTAGACCCCGGAGCTGTATACAACGTAGTTATATCGGTAGTAGTTAAATCTATCTTCGCATTTTTATAGTTATTAGCCATTAGCCCAAAAACCACGCCGCAGCTTCAGAGTTTTGTTGGAGGGTTCCATCCCTTAGAACTTCGTCTACCTGATTAAAATATAATCTTAATGTATCGTTAAATTGGTCAAAATAGAACGAATCATATATTTGAGGTGAGGGCGGGAGTACCGGTGCAACGAAATTTATATCATGAGTATATTCTGGTAGTGCCATTATCTCCTCCCATCAGGCCGCATATCTATTCGAGGTGTACCTAGTTGCCATTGTACTCCAGAAGCTGAAGATGCAACCTTTACTGACAACTGTCTGCCTCGGACTCTAGTATTAATCTGTTCTGTGTACTTCTCCACCGGTACCGTTGCACTTCTAGTTATTGCACCGTTATCATCACCGCCTACAGAGGCAGGGCTATTATACCCAGAACCGGAGTTTTTTAGCGGGAATAATGTCATGGTGGCACTAGGAGCATCAATCGTAGACCCATCAAAGGTGATATCAGGCATTACACGCCATACAAAGTTAAATTGATGCCCATCGTCTAAATCAAATTCGGCAGAGGTTATAAACGCAGATATAGCTGCAGTTGTACCTGTTTGGTTATCGTCTATACCCTCTTCATGGTTCACTAGATTAGGAGTATAGGTAGCAGCGAGTGGGAAATTACGCATACCGGAATCCAGCCAAGCTGTACGGGCTAAACTACCATAGTACCATATCTTATCTTGGTAATTGTAGATGACATACTTATCTACAGTAGATGAACCATTAGAGCAGTAGAACCACCATATTTCGTGGTATTCTTCATTAGTGCCAGCGAATACTTGGTCAGCTTGAATGGTATCATAATCACTAAATACATGCCGTAGCAGGTCGCATACAAGAGGCTGTACAGTACCATCGTACATATAAAACTTATCTTTCCCCATCCAATAAGCCACACCATTTGCAAACGTCACCGCATTAGGAGAAGCTATCGAGATATTCTCACCTACAACCTGTGCTCCCCATACAGCCTGACCACCTAGGTATTGAAGACTATATACAGCGGCATCTGTCCATGCAGTTATTGCTTGTCGAGTAGGTATAGCAGTTACTATTTTTGTACCTCTGGATAACCGTAAACTACCAGCTTGATTTGTGGATGTAGGAGTCCAATCAACGGCACTCTCTTGGTCTGACCATCTTATAAGCATAGGATCTTGAACACTCGTACCTATGGTATTTGCTCCAAAACACAGGATGAATCGACTAATATCTGATACAAGTATAAAATTTTGTTTTGTAGGTACATCAGAGGCACCACCTAAACCAGATAACAGTACCCCACGAGTGCTAGTTCCATTAGTAGCATCCCAATAATATAAGGAACCACCTCTAGGCCCAAATACAAGATCTTCTCCAAAATTAGATTGACTCCATAAACGAAGTTCTACTGATCCTGTACCTCCATTACCCCATGTACCTTCTCCCCAGTTACCAGCACCAAAACCTGTTAACGGTACTACAGTTTCTGGACCTACACTTATCTGGTAGGCAGCATCAGTAGCGGAACCTCCATTGCCGGAATCAGAAGAATTGGCCGCGGTAGAAGCAGTAAATGTGTATGTATTTGCATTCGTGACTGATACAATTTGATGTTCAGCATTTAGAATTGTAGCAGTAATAACGCCTCCTAAAGAAACCGCACTGCTAAAAGTAACAAAATCTCCAACTATAGCTCCGTGGCTATTATCTGTAACTGTTATTGTAGTAGACCCATTGGAGGCAGAAAAAGTGGCTGCATTGGTAGTAGTCGCTCGTATAGGAGTTATATCGCTGTAAACGCCACCTTGCTCTATATAGAACTTTAGATGTGTTCCTACACCGACCAATTGACTACCTGCTAGCGTAATCCAAGCCCATAAAGATCGACATACCCCTTGGAATGTATTAGCGGATATACGAGTCCAGCCACCTATTTTTTCGGGTAGTTTCTGGCGGAAACGTATTTTGTCACACTCATACCAACCATTTTCATTGGCATAGCGTGTTCGCTCCCTATTAACTCCCGGCCTTAAATCTAACTTCTTTAAAGGCATAACTAATTACTCCGAGGTCTCGCCCTGTGCGGGTACTGAAGTTACTTCTATGGTCACACTTTTTTTGAGGTTTAGAGATGCACCACAATCAGAGCATGTATCTGCATCAAGTTCAGACTCATCAATATCAAATCCACAGGCGGCACATACTATCTCCACACTATGTGCTGGTTCGATGCTATCGCTGGTTATAGACTTCGCCTCATATCTTTTTTTCATGTGTCTACCCGTCTAGTTCAAAATGCGGCCCGTCAATAAAAGGGCGTCGTTCTGTAGCTCTACATTCATCAATATAGCTATTCATAGCATCTTCCATAGTACCATTCCACTTACGTATATCCGGTATATGCCATGCTCCACCCCACCGAATAGTCACTTCATGGTAGCCCGCCGCTGCCTTCATAGCATTAGCTATGTCGTCGTAGAGACTAAGCTCCCAAGATCCTCTACTGCCTATATAAGCCATAAGATCCACTGCAAGCCCTTTAAGATGCTTGGATTTCATAGTTTTAGACGCACCTTTTGCTACAAGAGCTTCCTGTTCTTCTATAGTCCGCAGCCCCTGTATGACACCAAAATCGACTGTAGTTAATTGTATAGCAGTTTCAACTACATCAAATAACCTTTTATCTACTTTTTCTAAGTTTCCGTAGGAACGTTTTGATAAGAAATAACTCATTTACCTGCTTTCCATGCCCTAGCTTTTGACATAGCCCTATTACCGAACCAAAAAGCTATGATAGCTGCGAATATAGCCTGAGTCTCATCGTCCCATATCTCTAAAAGTCCTGCGGAAAGATCCATCCCATGCGTGTTTACCATCGCGTATAGGGTGACTCCTTTAATAGTAGCAAAGAGGGAAAAGAAGGCATAAGTAAGGACAGGGCGCACAGAACCCCGAAGACCGTTGACAAATCCTCCAGCGTCAATACTTCTGTCATGGGCATATAGACCTTTCGTTTCTTCTATCTCAGCCTGAGCATCTAATTCTTGTACTTTCAATGTAGATAACTGCTCGGCATATTTAGCCTTGGCCTCAAGCATAGCCAATTCCTGCTTATCAGCCTGAGACTGCTTAAAATACCCAAGAATCTCTGGCACTATACTAGTACCAAACCCCAATAGTGTCCCTAGAAGTGAGATCATCTTAAATCCTTTATTTTGAGACTTTTTTCACTCTATTTGTTATGGTTTCTTCAAGAACAGGTAGAAGACGTATCCCGCAGAACCCGATAACGAAGGCAATTGCTGGCCCCCAAGTCATGTCAAGTTCCCAGTGCTTCATCACTGGAGGAATAAAAAACTCCGCAGCCACCCATCCTACAAAGATAGCCAGTAAAAGATCCCGCCAACTGATAGATTTCTTAACCGCCCAGTTTGCTAGACCGCCTATGCCCGAAGCTCCTATGCAACAGAATTTCGCGCCAAATGTCATTATTGCCCATTCCATTTATATATCTGACTCCATAGTTTCTTTACTTAAAATTGCATGTAACTTATCCGGGGTATACGCTAAAGCTATCTGCGCTTTTATCTTAACTACGCACATTATATCATCTATAGGTTTTGCCGATACTACAGCATAAGTCCTGTGCATAGGGCTTTGAAATACAAGAACTTTAGTTATACCAAGATCTTGTATTTTATGAAACCGAATCCATTCTTCTCGGGCAAGTCCATGTAGTTCAGCGGAACGAGCTTGCCATTTACCATGAAAAAACATCCGAAGGTTGTCTAAAGATAAATCTGGATGGCCACAAGGGTGATTATCGTGTTGCACCTGCCCTTCAGTTTGGGCAGATAGCGGTAATGGTGTAGAACAGGAAAAACCAAGTACTGACACTAAAAACATAGATGTGAATATAGCTATTTTGGTCATCTTTTCGCGCTCATATATGCAGTCATGCCCATATACGCACCGACAACCCCGGCTTGACCTATGTAGAAGAGACCGAATAAATCGGCTAATGCAGTAATCCTGCTATCAGGGAATACTGGTAGGAAAATAAAACAAGTAAATACAAGCATAGAGATCATAGCAGTCCAAGCCATTTTACGCTGGGCATCTGCTCTTTCATATTTTCGGAGTGCATCTGCAGCAGCTAACTCTGTATCTGAAACGACCCCATCATTATCTAGGTCCAAATCATTATGCGCAGAGTCATTCTCTAATCTCTTTTGCATAATTATTTCCCGTTTCCTATACGATCCCTGAGCGTATTAACAAATTCCCACAAGCTACTTACTTGTTTGTTCAATACGTTCGTCTCTGCTCGTAATTCTACGAACTTTGCGTACAACTCCCTTTTTCGTATCTCCTCAACATCATTACGTAATTCATGTAATTCTGTTCTCATACGGGTAAAAAGAATTATTACAACCCCTAGAAATAGTATTTGATGCCAGTAATCTTGAATCAAATCCACGGCTGCTTTGCCCTTTACCCATTTCTTTTAAACAATCGTGCACATAATTTACGGAACGTTCTAGTCTCATATATGCGAATAATTAACCATATAATAGAGAATAAAGCCGCTATATTAGGTAGAAATTCTGCCCATGAAAATCCTGCGACGGCTATAGCTGCAACATCAATTGGGGTCTTAGGGTCGTCCATTTATTATGACCCTAACTCCGGCCAATCATAAAGTATGCCTGACTTGTTACCCTCTCCATCCCACACAAGAAACAGAGCTTCTATTGCGGCAGTATCAGCGGCGTTGGTGATTGCAGTTTCCATTTCCGTTGCCTTATCTCGTAAAGCATCTCGATAAGTCTGGATGTTGCTTGGGATTGCAGTACCCTTGTCTGCCTTACGGATAATCACCCAATCAGTTTGCGCTAGAAGACTACCCTGCTGTGACTTTACATTATTGATTAAAACAGATTTAACGCCAAGCGTGACAACTCCATCTGTGGTTACATCAGTTAGACTCTTTGCTGTCTTGGTAACCTTGCCAGCCGCATCTTGTGTGTACCACCATGTTCTTGCGTCAGGAAGTGGGTCCGGCGTAAGTTCCTCAAGGCCAGCAGCTTTCTTCTCATCTTCCGACCAAATGTGCCAGTTTCTTGGGTGCGTTATGCCATTGGCATCTACCCATGAGGAACCTTCGTTAACGAGATTTCCTGTTGATTTTTCACGCCACATATTATTCTCCTTATACTACGGCTGTAGCTGGTGCGACTTCTTCACCACCTATAGGATATCTAGCAAATGCTGCAAAAATATGATCATGCCCAGAACGATTAACCCTACTATCTGACCCGTTAACTTTGAAGCCGTTAGAAAGAACATCTATTGCAATGGCATTTGCACCTGTTCCTTCAGCATCACTATTAGTTGGGTATAAATAATGAATAGCAGGATTATAAGTACTTCTTTTTCTGTCAAACATAGTCCAAGGCTCCCCTCCTCTATTAGCCTTAATTAGAACAAACTCAGGTTGGAAACCACAATAGACAAAGGGTCCATTTGTACTTTGGTTCCCTTCATATGATCCAAACTTAGAGAATCCTTCTATCCCTGCAAATACAAGAGACATATAGGTTACACTAGACCCATTTACAGAAGGGTCAGTACCTAATGTAAGCA